TCGGGCAATGGTGGATATTAATTTTCAAGAGAGTAGTGCTTTGAATTTCACCGTGGTGAATTTGGAGGCGATTACTGCTGAGCCCATCACGCCAGATGAGGTGCCCCCCGAGGAAGAGGGAGATCCGTCAACTGGATTGGATTGGGGTAGCACTTCGCTCTTGACATCGGGTCGGGTTGATCTCGTTCCACAGGGGGCTAGTGCTACTGGGGAAGATCCGGTGGGTGGATCTTCTGGTACTTGGCCTCCCGAATTGGATCACCCGCAGTAATTGTTATGGAGCAGGTAGCGGATTTGAGTATAGGCGGGTTAGGCGCACCCGCTATAAGGAGAATACAAAGTGCAGTTGTAGAACTAGGTGTTGATCTTACTTTAGATATGACGACTCAGATGCGTTTGACTGTTATGGATCCTGATTTGAAGATGATGAAAGCCAACTATTTTCAGGTCCGCCGTCCGATCGGTTTCAAAGGCTATGACTATGAAATTGCCGGAGTTCAAGCCTTGCGTACTGCTGGCCGGGGAGACGAATGTACTATCACAATGCGTTCTTTACCGATTCAAAGAATGAGGCGCGACAAGGGTGAGGAGAATTGGTCGGATATTTCAGCGGCGCAGTATGCCCAGAAGATGGCTGAACGCCATGGTTTGAAGATGTTTATTCAGGATTCTCCCGTGAGACCCGGGATCATTCGTCAACAGGCAGAAGGTATTGATGAGTCAACGTGGGATGTTTTACAGCGTCTCGCCGCTGATCTTGAGTACATTGTTTTTGAATCCTACGGTATTTTGTATTTCACCAGTGAAGAATTTCTGATTGAACATCAGCCAACCATAGTGATTGACATGTTTGCCGAAGAAAGAGATACATGGTTTCCGTATTCTTTTGCTTTGACTCAAAATGACGATGATTGGAAGGGTTCTTCATTTACTTTGCAGGTGGAAAGGAAGCAAGGGATGAAGTTGCGTCCGGGGATGAATGTGGAGTTCACGAATTGTGGGGCTTTTAGTGATGGGAGAAAGCATTTAATTACTTCTGTTACATGGACTGAAGCCGATCCGACTCCGGTGGCGATTCAGGGGAGGACGTTGAAGGAAACGGAGGATACTGTTGCCGATTCTTCTGTTGGTAGGGGTGTTGTGGGATGGGGTTCGCGTGTTCTTTCGGAGGGTATGGGTTCCCCGGGAAATCGACAGGGTGATATTTTACGGTTGCAAAAGTATCTTATAGAAAATAATTACATATGTGATGAGACGGGTATTTTCGATAGCGTAACTGTAGCGGCTGTGAAGTTATGGCAGAAAGATAATGAGTTGGGATACGACCCATCACAAGGGGGAGGTCCGGTGGGTTATGTTGTAGATGGAGTCATTGATACTGACGATTGGGCGATTATCATGGCTCAGGCTCCTAGCGAGAAGGAGAATCTAGATTCAAGCCTTGTTGATCCACCACGAACGTATTCAACTGCGGGGGCGTTAGTAATCGATTCAGATTTTATTGTGAATCCTGAAGTTAAGGTTTACGAATAATGACGTATGTAAGTAGAACCAAGGCATATACGGGCAGGCAGCCAGCACGTTCTGGTTTCTTTCAGGGGGTCGTTACGCAGGTGATCACTGCGGAAGTCGATCCGTTTGGGATTCATGTGGACGTTCCGCGTCTTGGTTTCAAGGATCAGGGTCCTTTCCCGTATATCGGCCCTCCTCCGGCGATTGGGGATTCGGTGTGGGTGAGTTTTCAGGAGTCTCGCCCAGACGAGTTGTTGGTGTTCAACGCTGGGCATCAGGACGGTGATGACATCACGGAGGGGGTGTACCGGTTTGGTGGTCAGGTTGAGGTATGGGGGGTGACGATGCACGTTGAACCCACTTCTTATGCGGGTTCTAGTCGTGCGTCGATGAGGTTTGATAAGATGGGCATGGGTGGCGGTGGTGCTACTGCTGGGGTGAACGGGGAGACTTCAGGCGATCTTTTTGCCTATGATTTCAATACGGAGCATTGGCTTGTTTACCATGGTGGTGCTTGGGGTCGGTTTGCTGCTGGTAAGGAAGATATAGCGAATTGGGATAATGCTTTCTTTTCGATTTACGGTGGGAATAAACACGGAACTCCTAGTGGGAGTTTCATGCGGCGATTTTTCATTTATCCTAGTTACAACGCCGATGGCACTCAGACGGAGCGTCTTCTTTTTTCATGGCAGGACGGGAGCGGTGGAACTCATCCGAAAGACAATGATCAGAGTTATTATTGGTTTGACATAGGCGAGTACGGGTACATAAATGGAAGATTTCATCCGTATCCCGACAACGATAGAGACTTGGGTTGGTCAAGTTATAGGTGGAATGATATTTATGCCACCAACAATGTCATCCAGACATCCGACCAGAACTTCAAAACAGACATTGTTGATTCTGACTTAGGGCTGGACTTCATAAACGCACTGCGACCCGTATCGTTCAAATGGCAGGAAACCGAGGGTCGGGCCGGAGCGCGGACGCACTATGGCCTAATCGGTCAAGAAGTTGAAGTGGCGCTTGGTGCTGCTGCTTCCGACACGGCGTTATGGATCAACTCTCTCATTGAGGCCAGACCAGCGGAACCGGCAGGATTAGACGAAGAAGGAAACGAAATAACTCCTGCCATGCCAGAAGTTGAAGAACATTACCGCCAAGGCTTACGGTACAACGAACTGGTCGCACCTATGATTAAATCAATACAAGAATTAACTGCTCGTGTTTCGGCACTGGAAGGATAATGATGAGTATCCCAGCAAAATGGGGCGTTGACCTGACGCTGCTGCACCCACGTTTCGTGAAGCGATTGGAAGCCTTTTTCAAAGATCCGCGTATCAGTGGTCGTGTACGGGTTACCAGCGGTTGCCGAACTTACGCAAGGCAGAAGTATTTTTATGATGGCTATAAAAGCCGTAAGACCGGATTTAATCTTGCGGCGAATCCTGATAGGAGGTTTGGACCTAAAGCCTTAAATGGTGTCGGGATTTGGAGAGGAAGTTGGCACATGGAACAGGACGACGGATTTTGCTACGCGGTCGATTTCGGTTTGTGTGGCAGTGGAATAAAAAAGTGGGAAGTAAATAACATTGCGAAAGAATATGGAATACATCCGACGGTTCGTGGGGAGTGGTGGCACCATCAGCCGCGGGCTTCTAGTGATTGGTTTGACGCTCCAGCATTGGCGCAGGGTGGTGTTAAGGAGGAAGTCAAAGAACCGGTCATGGATTGGGGAGCATTACTTAGGTATCACGCTGCTCTTACGGCTGAAATCAGGACGAATCCGATTCGGAGGAAAGAGCGTTCGGATCGGGTGAAGGTGTTGCAGCGTCGGTTGGGGGCTTTGGGTATTGATTGTGGAAAGATCGACGGGATTTTTGGTTGGGGAACCAAGAGGAAGGTTAGGCAGTTCCAGCGGATCAATCGTCTGACTAGGGATGGGGTTGTCGGGCCGGGAACGTGGGACGAAATGTGGGGTAGTGAGCCGTTGTCATGAGTTTGTTTCGTTCGGGCCGGTGCCAACGGGGTAAAATCCTGTTGTTGCTAGCGTTAAAGTAGGGTCTTATGGATGTACTATCGTTTCCTTTGAAGTTCTCCGCTAGGGGAGAGTTTATTAAAGTATCAGATACGTCTGATGACTATAAGGCTCAGCAGATCAGGGCGTTTGTGTCTACCCATAAGACAGAACGTAAGGTGTTTCCTATGTTTGGTATAACTGATCCAACGTTTGATGATTTTGTTCCACTTGAATTGATGGATTCAATATCGCAATTTTATGGAACTACACTTGGTTTGTCGGATGTTGAAATTATTAAGCATCAAGGGGCAATAGACACGATTGAAATCAACTTCAGTTAGGGATTATTATGGTTTCTCCAGATTGGACCCCGTATGTTGACTTGACTCCGTATGATTCCACTGTTACGGCAATTTTGGAACAGAGTTTGACACAAGCGAAGGCTTTGTTGCCCGAGTGGACTCCTCGTGTCGGTCAGATAGAAACAACGCTGTTAGAAGCAACTGCGTTTCAAACGGCTAACTTGGCGAATGCGGCCAATAGGCTGCCCGGATCGGCAGTTGAAACCCTATTAAAGTTACATGGGGTTACTCGTTCTGATGGTGTAAAGGCGACGGCGACGGTGGCGTTTACGTTTGCCGATAACTACGGACATACGATTCCTGCCTTGACTCCACTCGCGTATTTTGGTCCTGCGGGTTCAACCTTTGTTTATCTGCTTGATGCTGATGCGACGGTGGCATCTGGTTCTACTTCTCTGACTGGTGTGGCGGTTACCGCTCAAGCCGTTGGAACCGGGTATAACACTCCGTCTAATGGGAGTTCTCTCCAAACCTTGTCGGTGTTGCCGTATGTCACGATAACGACATTGGATTCAAAGCCGACAGGTGGTTTGAACGCAGAAACAGATGCTGAATTTTTCACTCGGGCAGTCACGATTTTGAAGTCGTATTCGACGGTTATGGTGACCGAAGATCAGTTGCGGGCGCACATTCTTGCCAATTATACGGGAAATGTGTATAGGGCCAAGGCTTATAACTTGCGTCGTTATGCTGATAGAAATATGGTGACTGGTGGAGGTTCGCATACCGGATATGTGTTGATATCGGTAGCGGGAGAAAATGTTAACGGTTATCCAAGGTCAGTAGAGGATGCGACAGTATCAGCATCGAATATATCTGATATTACTACTGCTTTAACCGCTAAAATCGCTACAGGTTTAACTCTTGAAATCCATAATGCAGAACTTATTGGAGTCGGTGTTACCTGTGAGGTGTACAAAACCATTTCTGCTGCATCTGGAACTGTTAATAGTGTCGTGCAAAAAGCACTGGAAACCTATTTCGATGCAGACGCATGGGATTGGGAAAGAGTTATCCGGGTCAACGAAGTTATCAGCCTGTTGGACAATGTTACAGGAGTTGACTATGTCAAGTCTGTGACGTTGTTGTTGCCGGAAGAAAACGTGGCAGGGGCGACTACCGCTAATCTGACAGCCACCTATGCCAATGGGACTTTAGGCGTCGGGGCGACATTGACCAATAGTTCTACGCAGGCGGCTTTTGCCATTGATGGATTAACTCCAAGTGCTGGTTCTCGGATACTTGTCAAGGATCAAACCGCTGCTGCCGAGAATGGTATTTATGAAGTTACGGTTGTTGGGGATGGGTCAACGAATTGGGTATTAACCCGGGCGACCGATGCTGACACTGTTAATAAGATGGTGGTTGATAGATTCGTCTGGGTTGCCGGTGGAACAGTCAATATTAATAAGGGGTTTTCTTGTGGTGCATCGGGAGTGATCGGGACGGCTTTGATTACGTTCGTTCAAACATCTACGGCTGTTCGGGCTGAGATTATGGCGTCGGATGCCACGGATGGAACCGGTGCTCTTACTGGGGATATTCGCATGAACCATTTGGGGATGTTGACTTATCCGAGCACTTTAACTATTACGGTTTCGTAATATGGCGACTAACATAAATTTGATGTCTGTTGAAGCAGACGTATTGAATTCTTCTAGATGGTCAACAACAAACTCTACAATTCGTGCTATTGCAAAGTTGGCCTATCAGGAAACTTCATTGGGAAGTGGAATAGGTAAAGACGCTTTGCTGGTTACTTCGGTAGGGGCCGGAGAGATGGTTGTTAGGTCTCCACTATTCGCAGTTGAGTCAGGTAAGAGTTATAAAGCAAGCGGGATTCTTACTATTGGTGCGGCTTTTGCTAGTCAAACCGCGAAAATAAAAATCGAATATTTCACTGTCAGCGTTGGTGGCGGCGGCGCACCCGTGGATCCCATAGGCGAGGACGGGTCTTCGGGAGCGTGGGTGGCATCGTCGGATGATCACGAGATTCAGACGTTGCTTTCAGCAGATGCCGATAGGGCGTTTCCGGTTGGGACGCCCATGCAGATCACTGTTTTTGAGTATGGTTTTCGCACAGGTGTACCTGTATACGGTTCACAGCGATTTTGGGTTCCTAGTGGTGCGAACTATGCGAGAGCAGTTTTCACCGTAGATTCTGCTGCTGAGTCAGGTCAGGGGTTTGTATTGTCAGATGTTTTTGCGGTGGATATGACGGTGGCGTTAAACAGTGCAACACTTAATAATACTTATGGTTTGATTCCAGAGTTTGTCAGAATTGAAGATGCAGATTCGTTGAATGCGACTTTTGGTCATTCTTTGATGGTTAAGAAATTGTTATCTTCAGCGTTTGCTTCTGGGATAGGTATAGGAGAGGATCTGAGAAGTTGGGCGTATACACGGGCTACCGATTCTTCTATTGCTGCGGAAAGCAAATCGGCGCTGACTGATCCACAGCAAATAAAGAGAAGTTATTTTGATTGGCTTGCCCAACTCGTTGGAGTTGACCTTATCAACCCGTTTACGGGTTTGAGTATGTGGCTTTCCCTCCCGGGCTGGGTTGAGGATACAGATTCCACCACATGGCAAAACATTGACATGGTTGACGATGAGGACCTTGGCCAAGATTCTGCGGCTTGGCAAAAGGTGAGATCTGCTTCTTACGAAGATGAACAATCGTACCGAGATCAGATGGATTTAGCGTTCAATGGTTTGAATGCCGGTAAACCCGAAACCATGCAGTCCTATCTTGGAACGATTTTAGATACACCGGAACCGGAAAATTACTTTAGGAGAATAAAAACACTTGATCGTGAGTTTCCATTTCTGGTGAAGTATGTCTACGATCCTGAAGTAGATCCCGATCCGGAGGGAACCCGCGTTTCAGTTGAGATGGATCCCATGTTGAGTATGGGTGTTGTCGGGGATCAGTCGAACAAGCCGCGAGATGCTGGAGTGTTTGCTTTTGAGGCGAAAGATATTTTGGAAGCAAACGTGCCGGGTGGTGGGGTTGCAGCCAATGATGACACCGTTCTCAGATTTGGGAATGACGCTTGTGCGGCGATACCGGATATGACCGGTTCTGGTAGGCACATCTCGTTGTTGTCATCGACAACTGCGATTGATGTTAAAGATTCTCGTTATGGGATTATCTCTGGGGCACGATATAACCCGGGATTCGCTTTTTATCCGAGTGGAGTTACAGGATCGAAAGTATTTATGCGTGCAGATGCTGTTACGAATGGACTCTCAGGTGGTGAAACGGAAGCAGATTATTTGTTCCTTGTCAGTGACATCAATTATGGAAACTCGTCTGACATCGTTTTGTTGCAACAGGGGACTTCCGGCAATGCCAATTACCGGGCATGTGTTATAGACGAAACTGGAGTATTAAAATATCTGACGGGGGCGTCAGGGTCAGCGGCGTCCTCGGCTTACGTTTCCGGAACTCATACAACATTGTATGACTTCACCACGTTGGGGTTGCGGTGGATACGGTTTTCTGTTTCAGCCTCTACTACGAAGTTTTATGTGGCGCCCTCTTTGGTGGATGCTTGTCATCCAACATCTTATTTGATTAATTCTGTTTCTTTGTCTACTCCGAATGTTTACGACAAGACTCTTTCCGCAGATATTTTCCGAGTAGATCATGGCGAAAACGGGGTTATTGGTTATCGGGCTATTGTAAATGACGGTCCACTAAATAGTTCGTATGTCGGGTTGTGGGGCTGAGCCATGGCTAACCAATTCACAACGATTCTTGATATGAATCTGACAGGTATCGTGGAGGCGACCTCTACGGGACCGGCGGCTCCCGGCGCTCCGGGCACCTTGTCGCTTGCCGCTGGTAGTCCTGTATACACGGTTATTACTTTGTCATGGTCAGCGCCTGCGGATGATGGTAACTCTACGATTACCGGTTACAGGATTAAAAAAGATGGTGTGATTATCGTTGCCGACACGAGTAGTACCGGAACGACCTATTCAGCGACTGGTTTGACAAATAATACTGCTTATAACTTCACTGTGGCGGCGATCAACGCTTACGGTACTGGTCCTGACGGGAACACTCCCTCATTGACAACTAGTGGTTACACAGTTCCTGCTGCTCCGGGCACCCTGTCGCTGGCAGCCAACGGAGCGTCAGCGTCTACTGCTGTTGATTTGACTTGGTCAACGCCTGCTTCTGACGGTGGTCAGACGATTTCGGGTTATCGGGTTCAGAAATCAACTGATGGTTCTTCGTGGTCGAATGTCACCGCCACTACCGGTAGCAGTGCGACGACCTATACGGCTACTGGGCTTACTCAAAACACTCAATATTGGTTCCGGGTCGCAGCGATTAACTCTGTTGGCACTGGGGCGGATAGTAACGAACCAAATATCACGACAGCGAATGTGATGTCTTGGGTGGCTACCGGAACGTACACCACGGGTACGGATGGTGGCAACACTTGGGTCAAATGGACTTCGACTGGGAACTTCGTTGTTAGTAATGTTTCCGCTACTGCTGATATTTTTGTGAGCGGTGGTGGCGGTTCGGGCGGTAAGGCTAGCGGCTTGTATTACGGTCCTTACGGTGGTGCTGGTGGCGGTGGCGGTGGAGGTGCTGTGACAACGACGGGAGTGACCTTGGGAGTTGGAACCCACGTTGCGACTGTTGGTGATGGTGCGGCCAGTCCGGGCACTTCTATTGGCGTGAATGG